CATGGAGCAGGACGCCTCCGGATCGGGAGTGTGCTATTATTCCGGAGATGCGTTTGTACAGGGTGCCAAGACCTACACGGCAGCCGCTACTTACACGTTCTCACTTTACGGAACTGGAGATGCGGAAACGGCAGAAGTTGTTATTGGTACGGTAGCCACCAACAGGTCATCTACGATGGCCGGAACGAACACACTGATCTCACTAAACGGCGCGGCTAACGCTACCGGTAAGATAACCACATTCGAGTTCTGGTTAGACGTCGCCGGGACGGACGTCAAAATAGGGACGTTCACCGGTTCTGGAACGGATTACACCCGGCATGATCAAGAGGTACTGGGCGCTGCCGCAGCAGGGCACCAGCGTTTTACCGGCTTAGACTGTGCCGTTACCATAGGTGACTTTATCGGTTTTCACGCTTCTAACGCCTGCGGGTTGAGGTACGACGCATCTGGCGGGGCCGGAATATATTACAAGAGTGGAGACCAGTTTAACGCAGGCAAGCAAACCTACACACTACTGTCTAACCTGCTGCCCAGTCTATACGGTACCGGCGAGCTTATATCAGGATGGGCAAACATCGCTAAGGTAAATGGCGTACCGTCTGCGGATATAATGACGATCAACGGCATCGCCAAAGCAAGCATAGCCAAAGTAGATAACATAGCGGTATAGGAGATAACATGGATAGTTTATGGTACGGTCTAATCGGCGTAATAATCGGCAGCATACCGCTATGGTATAAGATGTTTGCTGAGCGGCGGGAGATTGACGCCAAGATCAAGAACCTGGATGCCAACACGGATAAGACCGCGGTCGAGTCGCTCCGTATTGCCTTAGACGAGACTAACGAGCGTCTGGCGTCACTAAAACAGGAGGTACAGGACGGAATTATGGAAACTACTAAAATCGAGGCAGAACGTAACCAGGCCATAAAGGAGATGCACGAGCTAAAGGCCATGGTAAGGGAACTGATCCGCGCCATGCGGGCATACGTCCGGCGTCCTCATGACGAGGCTGTGATGTTAACATTACTGGATGAAGCGGAGGCTAAGTTATGAGCAGCATTACCATCTACAACCCATTCCTGGATGCCACCTATCCGATGATCAACGGCTGGGGAACCAGTCCGGCGGTGTATGCCCAGTTCGGGTTGCTCGGGCACAATGGGCTGGACTTTGCCTGCCCGGTAGGTACGTCCATCTATGCCTCCGCAGACGGACAGGTTACCAAGATACAGACAGACAACGACGGGTACGGGTTGCATATCAGGATCACTACCGCCTGGGGACGTGTCATCTATGCCCATCTAAGCGAGGTCTGCTGCAAGCTAAACCAGAAAGTCAAGGTAGGGGACTTCATCGGTCGGACAGGCAACTCCGGCTTCTCTTCCTGCCCCCACCTGCACTTTGAGGTACGCCAGAACGGCCTCGAGGGAAATGGCTTCGGCGGCGCCTTCGATCCTACCCCTTACATGATCCAAAACAGCCTACCAGAGGCCACAGGATCGATTTTGCCGGCAAATCCGATGCAAAACGATACAATCATCGATGAGCAGGGGAAGGCGGTCGTCCTGGACGATTTACTGAACCTTCGGGAAGACATGGACCCGGAAAATGTCAGGTCCATCTTTTGTATCTTGACCAAAGGGCGGGAAATACCGTATAATGCAATCATAGCAACACAAGGAGGTGATAACTGGCTACGTACTGAGATATGGGGTAAAACCCTGTACGCCGCAGCCCTTGTAAAGGGTGAGCGGTACGTGAAATTCAATGGATGATCATTTACGGAGGTAATAATATGGACTTGCAAACTTTAGTAACGACAGTAACTAGCATGGCAGGCTTCGGCGCACTGGTGAGTGCCCTGGTCAACGCGCTGAAAACGTGCGGGGTTGTCAAGGACGACCAAGCTCAAGTATGGGTAACCGGCCTTAACCTGCTGGGGGTGTGCGGGTTGTTCGGCGTCGGAGCGTTTGGCGTCGTCGTGGACATCCCGACCGTGGACGCAAACCTCAACCTGGTAGCGCAGGTGTTGGTAGCCAGTGCGAACCTGTTAGCAGCAATGGGTGGCTCCAAGGCATTTTACGGTATGGCTCGTGGAATGCCGTTGATCGGTAAGTCTCACAGTAAGTAATATCTAACCTGACGAATAAGCCCTCCATAGTAACATGGAGGGCTTTTTATTACAGGCCAAGGCGTTCTTTAGCTACGTTATAGTAGACTTTATCGATTTCTATCCCGATAGAGTTCCTTTGCATGTTCCTGCATACTTCCAACACGGTTCCTGAACCACAGTAAGGGTCAAGGACGGTATCACCAGTTTTAGAACTGCATTTTACAAAGGGTTCTATCCATGAGACGTGCTTCTGGTTAGGATGGAGCCGGGACTTATTGCTGCACATCCAGGGTACATCCATAACATCATTGAGTCTCCCGTCTTCGAAGTTCAGGATATGACGACCTTTAGTAGCATATAAGCATAGTTCATACTTATAAGCATACTGTCCTCTAAGGTCACCCATACCATGATTAGACTTATTCATGACTATCATATTCTTTACCTCAAAGCCTGCATCTGTGACCTTTTCCGCAAGCTGGGGCCATGTTCTCCATCCGATGAAGCAATAAAAGGCTGTGCCATACTTGAGCACTCGGTAAACTTCACGGACGAACTTAGTTGATAACTTCTCGTCACCCTGGATCACATCGAAACGTACCTGCTTGTTAGACCGATAGTTTATGCCATACGGAGGATCGGTTATAACTAAATCAATGGACTTGCCGGGTAAAGTAGATAATACTTGCAGACAATCACCTAGAATAAGCTGTGTAGTCATATCTATTTTTTCGTCCCTATATAGCTAACGTCGATCTTCACCGGCTGTCCAACTCGGCTAGTTATAATTATGCTGGTGGTATGGTCGATATGCACACCCGCATAATTGCATAATTCACTGAGACGCCTAAACCATTCCGGATCAACGGATGAGATGGTCTTACAAGGCTCTTTCTTGAGCATCATTTTCACTTCGTCGTCTACATCACCATGTGCTATTATACGCATCATATACCTCACTTAATTACAATCATAAAATTGTTTGAACTCATTAGGCATCGTGCCGCACGTGTACCAAGATGCCATAGACGCATAAAGCTCCCGGTACCCGCCCCATCCGCCACGCCAAAAACTTGAGGACGTTATATCATTATGCTGGACGAGCGGCGAACCGATACCAGGAAACTGGTAAATTACAATGGAGTTTACGTCACGCGATGCCGGATCAATCCATATCTTATCCCGATAACGTTGCACTACATCCTGATAGGATCTGGTGTCGCTAATCCATCCCTTCCTTTGATCCATGTGATGTGCCTGCTCATGCCTGCATGACACATTATCACTGCATGACTCAACCCCAGTTATAACATTATAGGAGTTATTCGGGGTATATACTGCAAACGTGATAGCAGCAATTGCTACTAGAAAGTAAAGATAACGTAAGTTGCTCATGTATTCTACTTAGTCTTATCTATCTTTTTAGTTATCCACACAAATAATTGATAGATCATGCTTACAATTCCAGCATAAGCAAAGGCCATCATAACACCTAAAATTACTATCATTTCATCTCCTTTTAGTTATATACTAAGTCAATGGTCAGGACTCTAACCTAAACCTCCTGAATTTACAAGGACACACCCAGCGTGCTACCATTACACTACCATCGACATTTTACCAGTCCCAGGGCGCTCCGAATATCTCATCCATTTCCATAGCATAGTTATTGACTTGCTCACTTTCGTGAAACCTTTCCGAACGACGGCGGAAATGCTGTAGAGTATAAATGAAGGCACACTGAGGGTATGCGAAACATCCTATAAACTGCCTACCGCTATGCCTGTTTTTACGGATCACAAGAGGTGAACCACATATAGGACATACATTATCACTGGGCTTAGGTTCCAATTCTCGAAAGTCTATATTAGGCATGTTAATTATCCCACAACCTGCCCCAAGGACAACCATCCTGATAAACGTCGCCTGCGTACCGGTAGTAGTCATCACTACCTCCAGTAGATCGAGCACCCCAGTCATCATCAAAACCGTCGCTAGGCTCAGTCAGGATATAGTTGCATTGAGGATAGGTTGAGCATCCCATAAATGAATGCCCTTTCTTATTCCTTCGCTCTGCCAGAGGAGAGCCGCATCTAGGGCACGTTCTCTCGCCTGCCTTCGGTTCCAGTGCTTTGAAATCAATCTTAGGCATGACTACCTCAACTACCGGAGCGAGCCAGCAATCGGGCCCATGCTATCTGAACGATTTGCTCGGCCTGAAGGCGATTAATGACCCAAGCGACCACTTCCTGATTGACCGACATATACTCAACCAGGCATTCATTGGGTGTGCTTTCACTATTCGCTCGCGTTCGTAAATCATCTACTGTCGCCGGATGTTTGACGTTCTGCCGCCAGTAACGACATCGATGAGCTTCTTGTTCCGGAAGCTCATCCATAACAAATCCAAACTCTACATCCGGGTGATTTAGGTCGCCTTCAGCATGTCCGGGCACATAAGCTACCTGCGTTCCTTGTTTCATTACCTTCTCTCCGCTACCTGGATGATCCGCACTGATGCCAGCGGGATGATAGTAGTCAAGTAACCCTGCCGTATAATAACAGCATTCGCTTCGGGCTTCCGGCTAGTTACATCATCGAAGTCCTTTTTTAGATCGTCCTTAAACACAACATATACTTTCATTTTTCTCCTTTCCTATTGCGTATTCTAACCCATCCTCCGGCGTAGTGATATTTCTCATCGTCGGCATAGATGAGGTAGTAATAATACTTACCGGGCCAGGGTACGGTATAATAAGCTGCTACCAGCTTGTCCGTGCGTCCTTCCCGAATACGCTTCTCATCAAGACTGTTAAGAGCGTTTAGCATTGACAAAGGCAACTCGTTAGGATTGACGATATGCCTGATCCCTAATACATACAGTGCTTGAGGAGGATCATCCATAATAATTTCTGGATCATCCTTGACTGTATGCACATATATCGGGTTACGGTATCCTCTACTCATTGGCCCCTTCACCTTTTATGCGTTTTATGTATGCGCACCCCACGATAATTTGATCTGACTAGCTGGTAGCTAACTTGTAGGCTTCCGCCTTGTTAGTCAACCGGACGAGTTCTCCGTTCCGTACCTGGTACCATTCCAGCGCGCTGTTGGCTGGCTTGCGAAAATCCTTCTGCCCGATTGCTATAATGTCGCCTTCGTCAGCATCAATGACGAGTGTTCCGTCTGATCCGTTGTGATGATCACCTACCCAGTCGCCCCAGGTGAAGGTGCCTTTGACGTCCTTGTCAAACGTTACAATGGCAATCCAAGGTTTCCCAAACCGGCGTTCGTTATAAGATGAGGTATCCAGCGTAATTTTCATTTCTTGTCCTAGGCCCCGGTCTGACCACCTACCGGGAGGGCTGTTAGTTGATTACTCTTGTTCTACGTTTGCACTGAGATGCCGAACGCTGAACTGAAATTCGCCCTTAAGGCATCTGATCGTGAGCTTCGGCTCATCATACAAATCCTCAAGCAGTGAGATGACATCCGAGATCTTATAGGTGTACCGGTGTTTCTCACCTACGTTGATACCCCACTCACCGCGACGTATTTGTTTAAGCTCGATAACAGTGTATGTGTCATTCACCGACCCGACGGTGAGGAACTTAACGTTCCCACCTTCCAACTGCTTGACGATCGTGTCCACGAAATCGTAGCGATAAAATCCGTCGAGTTCTTCCTGAATAAAGTTAGTCATTTCCTAATCTCCTGTGCTCTACTAGTTTGTTTCCGTTCGATGTATGTAGTATAGCACGAGCATATATTAGTGTCAAGTAAAATAAGCATCTCTCATCAAATACTAATATTTGACTTACTGACTATCAGGAGACTTCGCCCACGTATCAACTATGTCTATGTCAGCCTTCCACGGTATTTCCGGGTAATAACGATCACCTACCTCTACCATCTTATTCATAATCCTGTCTGCTACTGCCTGGGCTTCATCTTCCGGCACCTCGGCGATGATGCTGTCATGGACAAGCAGGACGATAAACAATCCCTCTCTGACCAGTTCCGTTGCCGCGATAAGGGTCAGGTCGCTTGCCATGCCCTGTACCGGCATGTTTATTGCAGCCTTACGCACATCATCCAAGTTGTCCGGGGTGATGATCGGAAATCTGCGCCTGCGCCCAGTAGGTGTATCCACGTAACCCAGCGTCCGGGCTTTGTGCATCTGCTCCTGCTTCCACTTGACGACGCCTTCCATCATGGCACTGTATTTTTTCATGAGCGGAACAATCTGCGCCTCCGGTAGGCCCATAGCATGAGCAGACGAGTAGCCTGATCCGCCGTAGGCATACTCAAAGTTAAATTTCTTACATAGCTGACGCTGCTGTTTGGTGTAACCCTTACCAAACAATACCTCCGCCACCTCCGCGTGCAGATCACGATCCTCCTTATAGACCTTGACTAAAAAAGGATCATGTGTCATAGCAGCCAGGACACGTAACTCCGCCTGCGAGTAATCGACGATAACGAGTTTGTTACCAGGTGCATGGGTAAATAAGGATCGGATAGCCGCTCCGTAGTAGTCATCAGGCCGGGGGATTGTCTGCAATGCCGGGTTCCTGGTAGAGATGCGCCCGGTTTCCGCCCCCTGAACCACAAAGGATGTGTGCACACGTCCGTCCGTCCCGCAGTAATCCTTTAGCCCAGTAAGGTATGAGCTTACGATCTTGTGTACTCGCCGGTAGTGGAGCAACTTTTCCACAAACGGGTGATCCTTGAGACTTTCAAGCGCCCCCTCTGACGTACTGTTAGGCTTGACGCCATACATGTTAGGCCGAGGTAACTTTAACTGTACATAGAGCAGGTCAGATAGCTGCTTCGGCGAATTGAGGTTAAGATTAGGTAGATCGACCATCTCACGCGCTTCGTCCTCGATGACAGTCAACTCTTCTGTAAATTTATCTATCCATTTATCCAGCGCATCCGTATCTAATGCCATACCGTGTAATTCGACCTGGATAAGTGCCTCGTTAGCAGGCATCAGAACACCATAAAACGGGAGACGTAATAGGTCTTCCTTTACCAGTTCCGCCATAAAAATTCGCTGCAAGGATAGTGTAGCTATCACGTCGTACGCAGCATATTTAGTAAGGACTTCGTAAGGGACTTTGGAGTATTCGTCCTTTTCACTTTTCAGGTAAGGTTTCAACGCGTCCTTGTAGCTGGGCCACTCAAGGATGCTTTGCGCAAGGTCTTTCAGTTTATGGCTGGAGTTCTCGTCTAGAGTGTAATGCGCCAGGAGGGTATCGAAGGTTGTATACATGTGGATACCAAGACGTGCCTGCAAAAAGATTGCATCAAACTTACCGTTATGGGCACACACGCTTACCCGATCTAATGTATCCTGCAAACATTTCCTTGCCTCGGCGGATCGATAGAGTATATCGGCATCGATGACAATTTCCCCACCAGACCAGGCCAGGGCAACGAGCAGAATGGCACGCGCCTTTGTCTTAGCCCTATCATACCATTCCAACTGGTTAGTCTCTAAGTCAACAGCAACCCATTCTCCATCCGGTATCTTAAAGAGTGCCTTTACTATGTCCGGCAGCTCTTCGACGTATGTGATACGGAGTTCCGGTAATTCCTGTACCAGACCACGCGCAAACCGCTTACAATCGCTGAGCAGTGTACCCATTTCAGCCGGGCGGCGCAGGATGTAAGCAGGGTGCCACGTAGAGAGCACACGCTTATCCCTGTAAACAGTCCAGGCACTTTGCTCCCCACCAAGGACATCACGCGCTGACTTACCTACTGCAAGGATGGAGGTTGCCTTGCATCGTGCGATTTCTGCTACTAGCCTACCCTTGCAATGCTGCTCCTCTTCCGGGAAGGGTGTGCGATTACCAGGCGGACGACAGCTTACCGTGTTGCAGACAAATACCTGATCCTCAGCAATACCAGCCTCTTTCAAAACGTGGAAGAGGAGCTTTCCGCTCTGACCCACAAATGGGCGGCCCTGCGCGGCTTCCTGCGCTCCAGGCGCCTCTCCGACGATAATATACTTAGCGTTCACGTCACCCCAAGACGGGACGTACGGCTCGTTACGCAAGGCGCAACTTTCGCACTGAGCTAATGGATGTTTTCTCATGATATGCACGCCTTTGTGATGGTGTAGTAATTTACCTCGGCCATACGCAGATCAACCTCCATGTCACAACGATACGTATGACCTACGTTTGACAGACCTAAGTGTAATCCCCATTGCGCGTTAGTGATATGGGCCATAGAACTGATACCGTCAATACATCCGATGGTATCTATCCTACGTAACTCCTGTATTTCCTCGATGCCGCGTCCCATCATCCCAAGGATATGGACATGGTACATCCTACCGTACACGCGCATGTATTGGTTGTAAAGTTCCGCTCGTGACTGACAAAACCGACTACATGACCCGGTTGACATGACAACTGTATGTATGCCAGCATCCTCATAAGAGCTGGGATAGATGGCACTTGCGCAGCCCATCCATTCATCCATAGTATTACCCTGCGGCACATATGCGATACGGATACGTCCTAATTTGTGTCGGGGGAAAGCTCTCCAGGCACGAATGGTGCCTTCGGCATTTCCGGGTACGTCCGGGAGGATTATTTCATCCGGTCGTACCCTTTCCGCAGCAGTAAGTACTTCATGGCAGGACATATCCGGATCACACAGCAGGATGATTGTATGACCGATGTTGTGATAATACCGCATGATATTGCCATACGGAATATCGCGCAGGACGTAATCGGCAGGCACCATGTGGCTGCCGTTATGAAACATAGTAAGTAATCTTACTTGCATGGGCGGGGTTATAGGATAAAATTTCATTGCTCTTTCTCCTTTGTCAGGTCATAGATAACAAGTTGCGCGTATCCGGCAATATCCCGCCAATGATCTACCTTCGTTGGACTGACCAGCGCCCGACATAGTTTACAGAGGATAGCAACCCAGGGATAGGCATAAGCAGGGTAGTCACTCAGCAGGTTGTGGTATAACGACCTTGCAGGCACCATCATAAGCCCGGTAAGTTTCCATGCCTTACCGTACTCTACTTCTCGCTCGTTGAGTAATTTACTGATCGTAGGTAATGTCATTTCACACCGTACTTTGCCAACACTTTCATGCGTATCTCTTCGTAGGTCGCTTTACTCAATGTCTCACCAATGCTTTTAGCTATCCGATAAGCATCCCGCCGAGATGATCCGCTGCAAAATTCTCCGCCGGTCTTACCATCGGTAACTGTCCAGCGCCCTGCCACGTAAGGACTCTTGTGTATGTAAATTTCCTCTTCGTCGATCCACGTTCCGGTACCCTTGACCGGATAAGCGTCCTCGACCGTACGGCGACGAACATCCATACCCATCGCCTCCATGATAGTTATTGACACTGATTTACCCATATCATCCTCCTAGCAATCGTTATAAGATAAGTTTGCAAGTGCCGGAAACAGGCCACGTGCTATGGCCTCGTCCACTATGTGGCCGCCATACCAACCTTGTTCATCATCCCAGGTGGTGTAACATCTATACGCTGCCCATCCATTACCGTCAGCCCAGACATGGGCAATGATCTTATAGCCAAACGTATCTCCTGGCTGTACCTCATCCGGGCGGATGGAATACGGACAGAGTGTTTTAGTTCCTGTATAGGTTACTCTCACGACTTACCTGCTGTCCATGTCTTATCGAAGATGCCCCACTGTACCGATATGGCATAGGATACCGGATCGACAAACCCGGCAGCGTGAAACATAGCGAGACGCTTTACACATGACTGGCATACCCCGCAGTGCATATCACTCCGCGTATCACACGACCAGGTAAACTGCAATGGTGCATTGTATTGACATGCTTTCTCAATGACGGTACCAGGATGTAAATCAGGATCAAACCCCAAATAGCGTACACTGTGTCGCACGATCTCGTTGCGCATGTCGGCTACGTGTTCCCGAAGATTGTACACATAATCGTCATGGACGATGGGCTTATTCAACCCTAATCTCTCGCAGAACTTCCGGACGGCATTTATCCGGGGTCGGTCGTTACGATACATATCTGCTATGTATAGGCCACGTACGGTAGTATCCTGAGCTGCTACCATAGCAAGTACCGTGGACGTCAAAAGGTCACCCGTTACCACTACTATTGTATCCATATTTCCTCACCTGTATTGAGATTATAGACCCTCACGTCAGTCTCTATCCAGTGCCAGCCTAATCTATGGCAGGCGCTAGGCTGACGATGATAGGCGTACGTTACTTTTACACGGATTAATGTATTCTTATATCCCCTCCACTTCTTAATGGACATTCTGGACATGAGGGTATCCAACATGTCATCTGTGATGACTATCCGACGATCCGGATCGTACCATTTCAGAACGTTTCCTTGATCTCCTTCCTGCGTCATGATACAACCTCACCGGTTACGACGTTGATGTATTTGACATTATGCTTTGCCCAGTGATACATATACTGGTTAGATGCACAAGGCTCTTTAGCATACGTCCACGTCTTTTGGACAACGATTAGCCTACTCATGTATTCGCCCCGGTGTTTGCTAGACATGTTATATAGTTCTTTACTTACTTGATGAAAATCCATAAACTTATGATGTAGAGGATCATACCATGCCAACTCTTTTCCTTCGTCTCCTTCCTCAATCGGTTCGCTTTCCATATTCCCTCCTTTATTATGATTTTATTATAACACGTAACGGAAAAAAGTCAAGTAAAAATCAGAAATGGATCGATCGTTCACGAAGGTTCAGCGAGACGTCAAGACCGGCATCTTGGGCAGCCTGAACATTTACGCCATACATCCAAGTGCCATCTATGATCATCGCCGGGAGGCTGTATACGGCCTCCTGGAGCTGCGTCTTGATCGTATCCCGCTCAAGCACCGTCCGGCCCCGGCGCTTGCAGACAGTTACCCAGGCGTTGTGGGCCGGGGTAAGCTGAAAATAAAGGGTGTGCGCCTCATCGTTGCTCGACCAGCGGAACGGTGCATCCCCTTGAGCGCAAAGGTTAGCAATTTCCTCTACGAAACTATCCACCATAGTAGATGACCTACCAGTCCGCAAGTTGAATACCGCTTCAATGCTGCGCTCCATCACTCCCGGATCGGGACGAGTAAGACCAAAGGCGTCACAAAAAGCATACGCACCAAACAGCACAGTAATATGATTGTTACGCACACGATCCGGGAGCTTGCTGGGATATTTTGTAAACATATCGCTGCGCGCATCCGCATAGATATTCTCTAAACTGTTATCCTCGATGCTTCTGAGCAGGTACGTCATCAATGGCCTTACGACAGATACCAGCTTTGATCTTATCTCATTATACGCATTGTAACTGACGGAACCCTCCGCAACAGTAGCAGGATTAAGGTGCACAGCTACAATACGCTCACGTGCAGCCGGGTCTTCGACTACATCCTCACCATCTAATGTAAACGGCGCGGATAAAGCATAGTCGATAGTAGTCTGATCCGACCTACCACGTGGATCATGTCCGGTATCGTAAGCCAGCAGGACGTAACGCAGAAAACGCTCTACGTATTCGGCACGGAACTCTGAAAATGCAACGGGCAAAGCATTCGCAGCACCTAACAAGGCAAGGATGACGAACCGGGTAGTCCCGGCGTCAAATGATTTAGAGTCGCGCTGACCGAACAACGGCAGTAAGATGCGCTGGATAAGTGTCGTCTTACCTGATCCGCGCGTACCGGCAACGGACATGATCGGAAACCGATAGCCGATGCTTTCTATCCAAGGCTTGATAAGAGATGCCGTGTACCATCCTAACGCGGGCCAGAGGACGGCATCCTCATTAACTTTAGTAAGCAAAATAAAAAACGCCTCATCAGGCATAACATCCTCGTCCAGGTTGATAGTAGGATGTTCCCTATGTGTAGGCAGCCATGCTATTGGGCCGGATTGAGCAGGCCAATAATTATCTGCACTGAGCGTACCAGACGTACCTACATAGTACCATCGGTTATCCATCTTATGCAATCCAATGATCGGCGTAGCAGCAATCTTAGGTAATCCCTGCTCCATCAACTTATCCATCAGATAAGGTAAGAGCATTCTTATTTCATGGTCATTTCCCAGCCATTGCCAGGCAGCCAGCGGCATTTCTCTGTCAAGTCGCCCGGTGCCGTTGAACGCTGAACGGGAAAGTGTCCTGCCTGTCCATTCCTGCTCCCCTGCCTTGATCGTACCAACGATAGCATCCTCAGAGTCAAACAGCGACCCGTCAAGGAGCAGAGCAGGATCAAAGGTAAACGTTGAGACGCGCCGCACACCCCTTGATCCTTCGATGTAATAACCATCTTCTTTCTCAACGAAACTTGCCTTACGTTCCTTCGCCTTAGCTGGCGTATCGGCACGTGCCAGCGTATGATCCAGGTACCGATCACCCTCCGCCTGGTATTTATCCCCTACCGGCTGGTAGGTAAATATCCTGCGAATAAGATCGACGCCAGCCCCGGATGCTTGCAAACGCTTGATGGCATACCAGTCTCGCTCGCTGCGAGACTGGAACCCGTCAGACGATCCAGTCCGGATGACTTTGCGCGCACGATCCTCCAGTGTACCAAGTACGGTAATATCCTCAATGGTGTAATGGACGTCAAGCTCGCGCTGGATGGTCACAGGAGCAGGCGGTGATTTAGTATTCCGCGTGCCGGGGACGCGCATAAAGCGGTTTGCGTTCCAGCAATGATCACCCCCGGTATCTACTGCAAGGAGCTTATTCAGTTCCTCGATCTTTACTGGATCGAGGAGCGGAACGTCAAGGAACCAGTAAAGATGATAACCATGCCCGGAGCACACCACTATCGTAGGTGGGAGCGTACAGGAGTATTCAGACGAGTCCACGTCAGCCCATAGAGCAATGGTACCGGCTACTGCTTCCTTACTATTCTTTCGCTGCTTGCGTAATGCCGGGCCAAAGTAACAATCATTACCTGGTAATATTTGCTTCTCAAACTCATCATGTGAAACAAACTCATATTTGTTAGGTGCGCCCAGCGCAAGTGCCATGTATAGAGGCTTATCGTCATCTGACGGAAACCAGAACTTATTTAGCATAACCCTCCTATGATAACAACGACCTAACGGGAGTGCTCGTTAGGTCGTTGTGTGTGGCTGACAATTAGGCGTTAGGCGGCGGATTTCACCTTGACAACCCGGTTACGTGGCGGGTAAGTTTCACCGTCTTCATTCGTCCCAGTATTCTCATCGATAGCAACCACGAGGATTGCTTGCAGGCCGATGAGTTCCTCCGGGCCCACCTCGCCCTGAAAGTCCGCCTTGAAACCAAGGGCACGCAGAACTTTCTTGACGCGGAAGAGGGCGTTTGGATGGAAGGAAAGCGTGTCGAAGATGATACGTTCAGCACCATTCTCGTCTGTCACCTTCCAGTGAATATCAATCTTCTCGTTGCCTGTTGCCGACCTTCCTGCTTTCGCCTCGGCAATGTAGGCTTCGTATTCACCCTCCGGGACGGGCTTGAGTTCGGTTACTGCGGTAAAATCAATCGTAGGCATGTTTTTATCTCCTGTTAGGTTTGCTTGTTTCTTTCAATTTTGTCCATGATTGCTCCGATAGTCGGATCGACCAGGTAGTCTAATCCAGTACCATACTGATCTTTTGCATACAGATTACCGGTAGGTTTCAGTATTGCAACGCTCACCACCTCCTTATTGACTGGGCCGTCCATGATTGCCAGTGTCTTAGCATCCATGCGCACACGCTGGACGAGACGAGCAACCATGAAACAATAACCATTGACCTCACCCGCTGCCTGGCCCCATAACAATGGCCGGTAATACAGGTTCCCAGTAGCTTTATCCTCTTTCTCCGCCTCCAGCGAGGTGATAATCACGTGCATAGGCAGCTTTATAAATAGCTTTGCAAAGTTGACCATCATCCCAAGTGTCGAGTTGAAGTGTTGGATTTGCGCTACCGGGGGAATAGATCCTGGGGGGATATTCTTACTGCCAACGACGATCCCGAAGGCACTACGTTGCACCTCCGTCAGACCATCGACGATAACGGTCTTATACGGAGGATGCAGGTCTAATGTGTTAACAATAGGCGCATCCTTAGGCTGTCCCTCACTGAGCCATTTATAGAGCGGGTTGAAATCCTCAAGTACCTCTGCGGTTACAATGTCAGGACAGACGTCATAGTCCCGTAGGGCGATAGGATTACCAGCCATTTCAATCATGAGCACTGGAGCAGTTCGGGCATCCCAGGCAGCAGTAGCAGACGTGCGGGTCTTCGTCGATCCGGCAGCGCCATAAAGCATAAGCTTTAGGTAAGGATTTTCTTCATGGATGTTGGGTCGTTTATTCATAGTTATTATCCTATTATATCTACAACTTAACTGAAAGTCAAGCATAAAACCGATTTCTAATCTGACTCTCATAATTTGAGCAGCTTACAGGAGCACACCCCCCTCCCCTGCTAGGGAGGCCGTCGCAGGATCGGCAGGCCGTTTGTGGAAATTGCTCTTAAGGTAAAGGTCAGGATCATGGCCGCTAAATAAAGCTAAGCAAGGTTGCACGAACGAACAAAAGTTACAGTTCATCGATCCCGGTGCCGGGTAGATGGGTGTCTTGATGCTTGCCATCTCGCGACAGACGATCTTTAGGTCGCGCACAAAGTTAGCAATCTGTGTGGGTGTGCGCTGCACCTGGAAACGCATGAAGTAAGTGTTATCTTCGTAGCGCAACTTTTCCAAAAATGCTCCGTAGTTCTCATCAATAAGTTCCTGATCCCAATCAGGATGTGTGTTATGGATGCACTTCATATACCAGTCATACGTGGTGTCCATACTGGCCGCCTGACTAAGTAAGCCAGACTTCAACCGGGCCGGGATGATCGGACTCTTTTTGCGCATGATCGTGTAGATGATGCCCTGGATACGCGACTTCGGGTATAACTGCCTAGCGGCCCAGATATAGGCGCTGGCCTGCTCGTCGTTAGCGAGCGACTTCTGTAACTGATCCGGCTGCGAGGACGTTTTCAATTCCCACAACCAGTGCGTATCTGTCGGCTTATGACGGACAATTCCATCAAAGCGCCCGGCGAACTTGATCCGACCGCGCACGAGCGGAAGATCAAAGGGAACCTCCATCGTGATAAATTCCAAGTTGCCGTCATAGAGGTTAGATTTATGCTTGCGCCACATGTCGTAGTGTGCAAGCATGTTCTCTGCCATGCGAGAGGACTCACTGACCGCACCGATCTCCGCCAGCCATACATCCTGTAAGGTAGTCTTTTCCTCCTGAGCGTAAAAATCATTGAGTGCCGTTACCGGGGGTGTGCCTACGGTGTAAAGTTGCTCAAGCGCATAGTGCACACCCCTCCCCATCAGGAGCGGGATGCTTGACATGTCCGGCTCCCAGTTACCTTCGGTTCGCGAACTCCATAGCCATTTCTGGCGGCAACTTTTATAGGCGCGTACGTCCGAGATATGGATTTCCTTTACCATGCTAATAGCCTCCTGATATATACTTTGACACTAGATTAGCGATTGTCCACTTATCTGTATAAGCTCTCTGCACAAGTCGATCCGTCGGAAACGTATGCAGCATGTATGCCTGTTTGGGGATATGCTGCATGGGGCCAATCCGATGGATACGGTTCAGTGCCTGCGTCATCTTGATAGATGACCAATCCTGATCATAAAATATGGCGACTTCCGCCTGCGGTAAGTCGAGTCCCTCACCTCCTTCTGCTATGGTAGCGATGATGATCCGCTCCCTGCCATCGGTAAAGCTCTTGATGGTGGACTTACCTCCGATACAAATAGCTCCACCGAACATGTTTTGCAGGTAAACAGCGACCTCGCGGAACTTGACGAAGATAACAGCCTTGACGTGCGGGTTATCCTCCAGCCAGTCCCGGAGCCATTCAAACTTACCTCCTTCCTGATCCCGAATACCCAGTAGGCTGGGATGAGAGGATAGTTGCTGGCAACGGACAAGCTCCGTAAGGACGTTTGTTATAATTAACTCCTTGTCCTTGAGGTTGACAATCACATCATCCGCCTCGCGGATGGCTTTATACATCCATGCTTGCTCCTTCGTTGCCTTGCATAATACTGGGGTGATGGTCAACGGAGGCATCTCCGGCGCTACGTCCGCCTTTGTTCGGGCAAGGTAGCGACCTGCCAGCTTGATGGATAACTCATCCAGGTGTTTAGCGCCTACGATCATCGGGTATCCAAGGTAATTAGGCTTGATCTTGACGTAACGCGAAAAGAACGCGCCGTAAGAGCTAAATGTGTAACGATCATGCCAGTTCAGCGCCGCCCACAAGTCCGCCGGAGAGTGTTCCATCGGTGTCCCGGTAAGTGCTATCTTCATTGCGCCCTCAAAGTGTTTCAGCGCAATGGTGCGCTGTGCTTTAGGGTTCTTGATCCGATGCGCTTCGTCTGCTATGATTACATCCCATATCGGTTTGTGCATGGCCTGGAAGGCGCTGCGTCCAATAAGCTGCTCATAGTGCATGACAAACCAGCCCTCCATCCTGCTTACATCCATGTCCATCATCACCTGATGGACTGGTATGTCCGGCTCCCACTTGTGGATCTCATCCTGCCATTGCTCCCGTAACGTCTTAGGTACAACCAGCAAAAAGCGTGGCTGGTTTGTGGGTAGCGTCCTGGTGTAGTTGATCGTGGTGGCCGACTTGCCCAGCCCGCAGGCGTCGCCGAGAATAAAACCTCCCGGCGCCTGCTGCATCTGCGCAACAGCCTCAAGCTGGTAATGGCGTAGGGTATCAGTCACGATACCTCCTTACGGATGTTTTTTATCCAGTACAGTTTAGCATGAGCGATAGCGTCCAGCATGTGAGGGCTGCGGTATGTCTTACGCCACTTATCCACGTTGACTTTGGTTATCTGGCTGGCTGGTTGATAGTGCAGACAGTTGAGGATATACTGCTCGTTCGCGTACGCCTCGATGATGCCGATTATCTGACTAGACCACATGGGGGAGCCTGCCTGTACCATCGCTTTATTTTTATAGAGGTGGAAGCTCTCCACCACGATTACCGCTGGTCGAAAGTACATGAAAGCGGATGAGATGGTAAACCGACATTCCCAGGGGACGACACAGGCCCCGGATACCTCAAAGGTAGTTTCATCCGTCTGGCATACTGCCATCCCGGTATTCATTCCTGGATCGTAAGCCACGATAAGGGACTTGTCCGGCTGAAACGTTACATCCAGCATGAGCCGGACAACTGCATCCTTGATATTATTTGTGATCATAAAATTTTAGGGTACCAGTCTCCTGGTACCCTAAACCTCCTTAGTGACGACCTGGTTCCAGGTGTGTTATGCGGACGCTTTCGCGGCTACCTTTCGCTGCGCGGGCGAGACGTAACGCTGCTTGAGTTCCACGCCGAAGGTGGACAGGGCATCCTTCACCGGCTGCAACTGATCCGGCGTAAGTTTGATCACGTAGGTCTTACCTCCCGCAACCGTGCGTTCAGACGTTGCCGGGGCGGTAGCCTTGTAAGCTTCCAGAGACTTTTTTGTAATCAGGTACCGTCCGGCTTCGTCCTGCTCGCCTTCGATCTTGCCCTCACGGTACAATGCCTTGATCCGGTTACGGTCACAGCCGAGGAACAATCCTGCGGTGAGCGTGTCCATCACGTCCGGGAAAACTACGTTAGACAAATCTAACATAAAAGCCATAGTATTTACTCTCCTTGTTTGTTATGGTTTGGTGACAGACACTAATTAGGTGTATGTCGTGATAACTGTATTATATCACTTACTATGTGATATTTACATTAATGTTTAATGACTGTCGTCCTTGCCGTAGGGGTATGCCTCTTACGTGCAATTCTTTCGTGACGGCGCTAGCCGTAAGGCCGGTCGTTTCGGAAATCTTCCAATAAGGATCACCATGCTCATACATCTTCACGGCTGTCTCCAGGCGCAGCTTGCGCATGTCCTGGGCTTCCTTCCGGACGGCATCTAGATCAATTCGGTTGCGGTACATGATGCTGTAAAATTGGTTATAGTTGAGTCCGTACTTGTGCATGACCGTAGATGCAATGGTGCCGGACAATACCTGCTGGATAATGTCCTCCTCCTGCTCGTCGGTAAGTATCTGCTTAGAGATGTTCGCAGGCTTACCAGCCTTGCGGAGCACCAGCCGAACGTACGACGCAGTTACCTCTAGCTCCTTAGCAATTTGCAGCGTGGTAAGTCCTGCCTCGTGCATCTGGATCATTTCTTCCTGTTTTGAGTTCATAATCCCTCCGTTATGTCTATAATAACACGTAATAATAACAATGTCAAGAGGCAAAATGGTTTATTATATGATATTACTTATTATTTATTTATAGTTTATTATTAGTTTAGATTAGTTTTGGAAGATTAAGAAGTAACCAGAAAAGTAGCTACGTAAGAAATAGCATTTTCTATTAAGCGTTATGTATCATTATATATAGCTCTCTATTTGACTACTTCTTAATCTTCGCAAAATAATGTTGACTAATAATAATGTTCTAGGCCGGAACCGGGCCAGGTTCCTGATCCCGGCAGAAGGGAAGAGGCCGGAGCTTCCCCTCCTGTTGGGGGTGTGCTGGGCGAGTCAGCGATGCCGGGAAGTAAGGCGAGATTGAAATTCGATAGCCACGTACTTAGCGTATTGGTAGTAGATGCTATCCGTAGGCATAGAGTAATCAGGGCGAAAGTGTTCCCACGTCTCCTCAGCGAGCAGTGTGTAATCTACGCGACCAGTCTTGAGATCGGAGAAGTCAGCGACGTTATTCCTCATATAGGCAATGACTTGTGACTCACTCATAAAGGGACTCCGAGGAGATGCGTACTGCATTAAATAACTCATACAGCTTATACATTTCTTGACTTACGTCATCCGTATTGGTGATGAGGTCATTGCCATAACCATGTTGGCCGAGATATTCCGGGCCTTCGTAGCTGTTGTAGGCGTCCGCGGCTTTCTGTGCAGCCTCTGCGGTGCTCCACCAGTAATATCCGCAAATGCCGTCATTAACGATAAAGGCCTGGTAGCCATCGTCCCATTCGCCGATGGTGTATTCGTTTCCGGATTGGATAACTTTATAGCTTTTCATTCTGGCCTCTTCTTGGTCTAACCGCCTACCAGAAGGGTTATGTTGTTTGGTCGATTAGCCGGTTAGTTGGTTAGAGCTTGATCCAGATGACGGGGAGGCATTCGCTGACACATTCCAAGGTGATTGCCGTTGCTTTCTCGCGGCTACATGCTGGGGCGAATGGGTAATCCTGCTCCTGTCGGTAGAGTGCGCCGTATTTCTTACCGTTCAGCGTGATGATGTAATGAACGCCGTTAGACTCGGGAGCATCTTTCATCAAGTTGAAAATCTGCTTGCCGGTAAAACGTACTTTGTTTACTGTGTAAGTCTTCTGCATCTCTATCCTCGTTTTGAGTCTGACCACCTACTCATCAGGGCTAAGTTATTTTCTTATTACTATTTTAGTATAAAACGCAAATGATGATTTGTCAAGGGTTTTAGGAAACTCTCATAATTGATTAATGATTTTTATGGTATACTCTTGTCTATGGACAGTACCAGCATCATCTGGACAAACGGAAAGCGTAAGCTCGGCGACCTAATATCGTGGGGCGTACTTTTAGGGACATATTACCGTGTTTGTAACCCTCTAGGATGGCTGTAATGGACGACGAAACCAGTAATACAGGGAAAAGAAGGAAGCCTGGCACTTTCACGAAGAACGATCCGCGTATCAACCGTAAGGGAAGGCCGAAGAACTTTGATCAACTACGCGCGATTGCGTTAGAGATAGCTGCTGAGCAGGCTAAAGGTCGTGGAGGGGAACCGATCATAATTGACGGTCGTGAGGTGACTATCGCAGAGGCAATTATGCGTCAGTGGGCAGCAAGTCCGAACCCTGCGTTGCAGATGAAATTCGTCGAGCTGACGTTTGGCAAGGTACCGAACATCCACGAGATTGAGAGTAAGAATGGTACGACCATCGAAGTCAAGGTAAGGGGTCGTGATGAGTAATGGGAAAGATACGTGTCAACATAGATCGGAGGATATTCAATTCCGCATATCTACCTTACCTCGACGAGCAGGCGCGTATCCAAGTGTTTTACGGAGGATCGGCATCCGGGAAGTCGGTGTTTTTGTGTCAGCGTTGCGTTATCGACGTAATGAACGGAAACAGGAATTATTTGATATGCCGTAAGATTGCAAAAGACTCGCGCTACTCGACCTACATGCAAGTCAAGCGTGTGATTGACGAATGGAAGCTGAGCAGCCTGTTTTCGTTTCACGAAACGAACATGGTCATTACCTGCGAAGCTAACGGGATGCAGATCATTTTCAAGGGGCTTGATGATCTGGAAAAGATCAAGTCAATCGTACCGGCTAAAGGAGCACTTACCGACATATGGATTGAGGAGGCAACACAGGCCGACTATCGGGATGCAAAGGACTTACTCAAACGGCAGCGCGGTGGTGACGAGAAAGTAAAAAAGCGCCTGACACTATCGTTCAACCCGATCCTGCAACTGCACTGGATATACAAGACTTACTTTAGTCGGATCGGATGGACAGACAACCAGAAAGAATTTAGGTCGCCGGAGCTTACGATCCTCAAGACGACCTACAAGGATAACAGGTTCCTGACGCTGGGCGACGTCGAAGATCTGGAGCAGGAAGAGGATAAATATTACTACGACGTGTACACCCTAGGTATGTGGGGTGTGCTGGGGCATGTGATCTTTACCAACTGGGAAACGCGCGACCTGTCTGATATGCGGGACAGGTTCACAAACTTACGTAACGGACTTGACTTTGGTTACGCAAATGATCCGTTAGCGACTACCAGATCACATTACGACAGAGCGCATAAGACAATCTATATCTTCGACGAGCTACACAAGTTAGGATGGACAAACGACGTGGTGTCAAATACGTTGCTGGGCATTATCGGTAGAGAGGTAATTGTCTGTGATAGTGCAGATCCAAAATCAATACGTGAGTTACAGCAGGACGGCATTACTGCAATCCCGGCACAAAAAGGGCCGGGGAGCGTGCTGTTTGGGATACAATGGTTACAGCAACAGCATATCGTCATTGATAGCAGTTGCATCCATACCATTGACGAGTTCCAGCAATACCACTGGCGCGAGGATAAGTCCGGGAACGTGCTGCCAGAGCCGGTAGGACGTAATGACCACCACATTGACTCACTACGCTACGCATACGAGTTTGATATGCTGGAGCCGGAGCCGGAAGACGTGCAGGAGTTTATCGTCCACGACGAGGATGTAAGGATTAGTGCAATATGAGTTGGGTAACAAGGTTGCTAGGGACTGATCCAATGCAGGATCATAAGATGCTTGAGAGTGCACTCAATGATAACGAGTTGCTCATCGAGCGCCTTGCTGAGCTTGAGCTTAGCCTGGAGTCCGAGGGATGGACTACGTTGTCCAGCCTTACGGATAGGGAGTTCTCACGTGAAGGGCTGCGTACGATTACCAGGTTGTCTAGGCTGTACTACCTAAAGAACCCGATCATAAAGCGCAGCATTGAGGTAAAAAAGCTGTACGTTTGGGCTAATGGCTTCAGCCTGCATGCCAAGGATGAGCAGATAAACGAGGTTGTCCAGGCGTTTATGGACGACGTGCATAACCAGGATGAGATGACCGGGCACCAGGCGCAGGAACTAAAAGAGGTTGATCTTGAAACAGATGGTAATCTGTTTCTGGTGTTGTTTACGGACGTCCAGGGTAAGGTATCCGTCCGATCCATTCCGTTTGACGAGATTACCGAGGTCATAAGTAACCCGGAGGATGCGCGGGACGTATGGTTTTATCGGCGTCAGTGGATCGTCCAGGGTAGCGGACAATCGAAGGATGTCTATTACGTCAACTGGTACCATGACCCCAAGGACAATCCGGGTGTAGATATGTCGGATAAGGTTATCGAGCCTAACGGTGTGGTGTGTCACATCAAGGTCAACGGGTTTAGCAATTGGACGTTTGGCCTATCCGAGGTGTATGCAGCCATTGATTGGTCTAAGGCATACAAGGAGTACCTTGAGGACTGGGCCACGATCATGAGGGCGTTGCGTAAGTTTGCCTGGAACGTCACAACGACCGGCGGCAAAGCTGGGATAGCGTCGATAAAGAGTAAGTTGTCTACAAGACTCGGCGCCAGTTCGAGCGATACCAATCCTCCTCCGTTACCAGGATCTACATACATCAGTAATCCATCCGAGTCTATCCAGCCTGTCAAGACCGCCGGGGCCACAGCAAGCGCAGATGACGGGCGGCGTATCTTCCTCATGGCTGCGGCTGCTGCCGGGTTGCCGGAAACGTTCTACGGCGACGCGTCAGTAGGTACATTAGCTACTGCCAAGGCGCTGGATCGTCCTACGGAACTGATGATGCTGGATCGGCAAGCATTCTGGAAGGACGTATACCGTAAGGTCATCAACTTTGTGATCATGCAGAACGTACGGGCAGGTGGGAGCCTGGCAAGCATGGCAACAGTCAGTGACGGGGGGACGTTGGTCTGGAATAAGGACGTTGATCCTACGATAACGATCAAGTTTCCTCCCCTTATTTCTGAGGATGTCCCCCCGTTGGTCAATGCAATCATGCAGGCTAACAATACGCAGACATTGGATAGCCGGACTATCGCGCAATTACTACTTACTACCCTCAACGTTGAGGAGCCTGATGAAATTCTCAACGTGCTCTATCCAGTCAACGAGGCATCTGCGCCGGTAGGTGACGTAGCGAGGGCAGTACGTAAGTTGACCGAGGCGTTAGAGAGGATGCTAGATGATAACGACTAAACTACTCCTGCAACACTGCAAGGCATTTCTTGAGAGCGTCACTACGGCGCAACGCACGGCTGCCATCATGCCGCTTGAGCGTGAGCTTGCGCAGAAAGTCCGGAAGGTGTTTGCAAAGCAGGAAAAGATGCTACTTGACGCGTTGGAGCTTTACAAGGATAAGTTTCCGCTTGAGGAAGCAGATTACCCGGTGTCACCAATCATTGCAGCCTGGAAACGGATAGCAGACAGTACCAGGGAAATATTCGAGGAAGGGCTTACTACGACACTAACTAAGGCAATTAGTAAAGGGATGGGTGTCGTAGCGGATGACATAGGGGTTACAGCAGCAGCTTTCAACGTCCGTAACCCACGAGCAGTGGATTACCTTAAGGAGCATGGCGCAGACAACGTAACCAGGATCAATGATGTTACGCGGGACAGGATGCGGACGATCCTTGAGCAAGGTCGTGAGGGCGGCTGGTCATACGACCGGGTAGCTGACGAGATACGAAGCGAGTTTGCTAACTGGTATTCTCCAGAGATGAGTGAGTGGGAATTTGACGCCAACCGTCCGCAGCTACATATTGATGACCGTGCATCCCTGATAGCAGTTACCGAGGTAGGTAATGCTTACGAGGAGGGCGGGTACCAGCAGGCATTAGAGATGCAGGACGCCGGGCTGCCAGTCGAGAAATACTGGCAAACATCAAATGATGATCGAGTCAGCGAAGGGTGTGCGGAGAACGAGGCCGAGGGCTGGATACCGTTTGATGATGAGTTTGCAAGCGGCGACGAGCATCCCTTACGCTTCCCAGGCTGCCGATGCACGTGTCAGTACCGGGTAGCTAGAGGAGAAAAGCAAAAAGAAGTACCGGAAGGTAGGAAACCGTCCGAGATGAAGGCTAAGGTAGATGCTTATCTTGATGAGTATGACAAGTTCCTGCAAGAGAACGATACTCATGCTTATGATAAGCAAGCAGATGATCTTATAGCTGAGGCTACTAAAGTAAAGGCATTAGGTGATACAGAGAAACTTGACCTGATGCTAAAAGAGCTAAATCGCATAAATAGTTTACAGTGTGATATATATGATGCCGTAAATAACAAGACTAAAGAAATAAGCAATAATCTAAAAGAAGTATTGCATGTTACTAATCCATCTACCCTAACGCCTGAATACGTGCATAATGATGATGATAGGATAAAGTATGCGCTAGCAGAGTTCAACCTATACGTAGATGCAAGCCTTACACAAGGCAATTCCATATCTATAATGCTAGATAGCGGCGTAGATAGGGCATTTTACAGTAACACGTACAGTATGGTAGTTATGCCGGATAATAGACCTCTACAATATACTGCCAGAACTACCTTCCACGAGTTAGGCCACTGGGTTGAGGGTAAGAATAATAGTGTGCATGAGGCCCTGACGGATTTCTTTAACTCACGGACTAGAGAGGAAGAGCTTGTAAGGATGAGCGACCTGTTTCCGGAAGCAGGGTACGATAACAGCGAAGTCACTAAGAAGGATAACTTTATCGATCCTTATATGGGTAAGGTATACAGTGATGGAAGTACTGAAATACTGTCTATGGGAATAGAACTGTACATTGATAATCCATTAGAGTTTGCTAGACGAGACAGAGAGCATTTTGATATTGTACGTGCAATACTGGCAGGTGAATTATGATCGAAGTTAGTACTATATATGGCAATTATACGGTAGATGATCTAAAGGTACATGCAGATAATAAATATCTAAAGAAGTTATTGTCTAGGATGTATGATAACTGTGTGTCCAGGATCATCAGTGTGGTACCTAACCCGGATGCTGAGTTTGTTAGGTTATTCTCTGAATTTATCCCTGGCAAAATAATAAGTAATGATACCAAACCCTCTCACGTGGAGCGTGGTAGGGTGTATTGAGGAGGTAAGTAATGGCGCAGAAAACATTCGGAGGACTGGAGCGTAAGGAAATACCTGCGGAGGACTTTGCAGGTAAGTCAAGATCATTTCCCATCGTCACGCCTGCCGATGTATCGGATGCAGCGTCAAGCATCGGACGTGCCGGTGAGGAAAACTACACATCCGACGAGCTAAAGGCGCGCATCATCAAGATAGCTAAGCGCAAGGGTGCTGAGTTTGTCAAGGCATTACCTAAGTCGTGGCAGGATGAGATGGAGGAAGCGTTTAGCGTGCCGGAGGGTTTCATCGACGGCGTGATCGTGCTCCGTGAAGCAGTGACACTCAAAGCGCGTGTCCGGGCGGCACTAAAAGCGTTGCAGGCAGGGCTGGCCGATAAGTCGTTATCTAAGGCCGTGCACGAGGCACTGGAGCATCTCAACACTGAGCTTACTAAGACCTGGAGCGACCTCGCCGCGGATGCCGAAAACGACGAGGATGATAACAGCCTGGTACCTGAAACAGAGTCCACGACGTATGATGAGTGGTATAATAATCTCAAGGAAACTGAGAGACAGCTCATCGAGGATCATATCCGGGGCCTCAAGTCGGCACTGGACAAGGAGCGCGCGCGCAGGCGGGCAGGCAGTGAGATTACTGACTACGTACCGCTTACCGAGAGCGCGTTTACCGAGTCCGGCGGCAAGGTGTCGCTAAAGATCATCAAGCCCGGCTGGGGATCAAGCGGTTACTATCCTGCTGACGTACTGGAGCGTGATGGGCCAAAGGCTTTCACACGCGGAACCAAGATGTTTTGGAACCATCCCACCAAGACGCAGGAGGTAGAGCAACCTGAGCGTAATCTCAACGATCTGGCAGCCGTGCTCGAAACGGATGCTGTGTACCGGATCGACGGTAAGGACGGGCCGGGTCTGTATGCGGATGCTACCGTGTTTGAACGCTTCGCCCCGGCGCTCCGGGAACTGGCGCCACATATCGGCGTATCTATCTGCGCTTTAGGGAAGATGCAGGCAGGTGAGGCCGAGGGACGTAAGGGGCCGGTCGTCGAAGCCATTACGGTAGGTAAGAGCGTGGACTTCGTAACGGAGCCTGGTGCTGGCGGCAAGGTTCTGGAACTTTTTGAGGCCGCACGCGGGGAAATGTCAAACAACGAGGTAACGTCCACCATTGCATCCGCGTTAGCTGCCAAGTACGGTGCGCAAACGTACCTGTACGTGCGGGACGTATATAATGACTGGTTCGTCTATGAGACAAGTACGGACGACGGCAATAAGCTGTACAGATCCAGTTATGTGATTGATGATGACAGTAACGTTACGCTGGGGGAGCCAGTGGAGGTTGCTCTGGTCAGTCAATACCAAACGAAAGAGTCTAAGTATAAGGAGGTCGATATGAGCGAGACTGAGTTGAAGGAAACTCAAGCGCAGGTAAAGGCATTACAGAGTAAGCTCACACTGCGCGAGGCAAGGGACATGGCGGAGGCGCACGTCTCTAAGACGACGCTGCCCACCAGCGCACGTGAGCGTGTCATCGCGCACGTGTTACAGGCCCTCCCATTGAGCGCAAGTGGTGAGCTTGACTGGGATAAGTTCGTTACGTCCATCACCGAGGCCGCGAAGGATGAGGCATCTTACTTGGCCGAGGTGAGCAAAACCACCAAGGTATCCGGGATGGGGCCGTCGAGCGGGCGGGACGAGGAAGTGGACAAGAAAGCGCACGAAGCACTTAAGGAGTCCTTCCGCATCTCGTACCGGGCGCAAGGTAAAACCGCAGAGGAAGCGGAAGCACTGGCTGTAATTGCAGCCGAGGGACGGTAAACTATGACTGTAAACCTGTACGACTTGACAGGCGGTAGCGTCGGCATCAATGTCGGCGCGGAAGTAAGCTCCTCTTACGAGGGGCGTGTCGTGACGCTGGAGGAAAGCCTGCTGGTGCATCCATATCACTCGGATGGACTGGTAAACAAGGGTGATCCTGTAGTGGTGGGCCGTTTGGTGGGTGTGGCGCTGAAAAGTGCGGCGGCTGCAACGGATCAAATCCCCATCGACACAGAAGGTATATGGGGGCTGAACGTATTCGGTTCCATTTCCGACGGTACGGCTGACGGTGTGGCAAGCACGCTGGCAGTAGGTACCCCGGTGTATATCAATAAGACGACCGCGGTACTCTCTGGCATCTCGGATAGCGGTAACTGGGTACCGTTTGGCGTCCTGCTGACAGAGGTAGCGTCCGGTGCGGCGCTGCTTACGCTGGCAGCCGTCAAAGTACACAAGGAACCGGATAACCAACAGTTGTTCAGCATTCCTGATGCTGCACCATCCGGTGGATCTGCTCCTGGCTTTGTAAGCGGTTCAGTGGCCGGTGCCTGGGCAAACAGCATTAAAATCCTGGTAAACGGAGTGGTCAAATACATCCCCGTTTACAATGCGTCCTAAGGAGGCGACATCATGACAGAGCTTATGAAGATGATGGAGGGATGGGAGCAGTACGCACCCTTAGGGGGTGTGCAGGTCAATGAGGCGGCAGTTGCCAGACTGGTTGATCTGTTATCTGGACGTAACCGGATGCCTGCCCACCATCGGGAGTATATGTTACGTGAGGTAGTCACTACCTCAGACTTTCCTATGTTGTTCGGCACGGCGATTGACCGGCAAATGCTGGCACGCTACGCTATGGTGCAATCGCCCTGGCGCAACTACCTGAAAGTAGGCCGCGTCCCGAACTTCAACGCACAGGAACGTCATAAAGTCAGCGGGCAGGACAACATCCTGCCGGAAGTCGGCGAGAAGGGCGAGTACCTGACCACACCGTCCAGCACCGGTAAGTACACGATCCAGGCCAAGAAGTACGGTCGGCAGTTTGACATTAGCTTTGAGTCGATCATCAATGACTCGATGGGGGCCTTCGGCGACATTGCTGAACGCTTCGCCGACGCTGCCATTAACTCTGAGAACCGGGCTGCGACCAGTGTGTACGCTGCGGCTGCGGGGCCGAACCCGTTGCTGTACGGCGCGCCAATTACTGACGTCGATGGACAAGCCGTAACTAACCAAGGTGTTCTGGCGCTGACAGTAAGCAACTTGGCAACCACGCTGGCACTCATGGCATCTCAGACGGATCGTAACGGTGTCCCCATCCGGGTGAGGGGTGTGCACCTGGTGGTGCCCCCGGCGCTGGAAATCCCAGCCCGCGCGATCCTGACCAGTGCATACGTCCAGGAAATCGCCGGGGCGGTGGCGCTGCCTACCAGCAACATGATGCCACAGATGGGACTTCGCCTGCATGTAGATACATGGCTGCCTATCGTGGACACGTCGGCAAACAATGATGGTACCTGGTACCTGTTCGGCGAGCCTTCGCAGGGTGCGGCTGGCGAAGTTGCATTCCTGGCAGGCTACGAACGGCCCGAGGTCTGCATGAAAGCATCGGATAAAGTTACCATAGGCGGCGGTGCATTATCGCCGTTTACCGGTGACTTCATCTCGGATAACATATTCTACCGGGTACGTCACATCTTCGCAACTACCCAGCTTGACCCTCGCTTTACCTACGTCCAGGTGCACACCTAAGCCTCCCAGGTCTATGAGGTAGGGAGATTGTCCCTCCCTACCTCACCAAGAAGGTACGATATGACTAGAGAAGTGAACTTACCAAAACCGATCTACCCGGTGGATGAGTACATGAGTCAGTTGATACAGCATGTGAAGGGCGTCGTCGCTTCGCACACTCCCTGGACTAAACTGGGTTATGCCGGAGCGGTGACGACAGAGCAGGACATGCGGGGCTGGTCGTCTGGCATTTGTGCTTTTCCTGCCGCAGCTCTTACCATGACTGTTGTTACAGCGGGGTATGTTTATGCCGTACTCTGAGGTAGTTCTTAACAATACTTCGATAGTATTAGAGCTCACCATCTCTATAAAGCTGGCTGCTACCGTGGATATAAAGGTATCCGCCTTTGCGGACTCAGTAGCAGTAACGACATGCCGGTTATCCGGATGGTTGGAGGTAGCATAATGGCATTTACCTACGACATAACAACGAATAGGGGTAAGGTAAGGCTGCTATCCGTGGATAGTGACTCAACCTATGCCGTATTCGAGGACGACGAGATTGACGCTTTCCTGTCGATGGAGGGTAATAACGTCAAGCGTGCTGCTGCACAAGCACTGGATACCATCGCCAGTAACGACGCTTACAGAATAAAAAAGGTTAGCCTGTTGGACGTGTCCGCAGATGGTGTATCCGTGGCGGACGTCCTGCATAAGCGTTCCGCCATGCTGCGGGATCAAGCGGACAAGGAAGAGGCCAGCGAGTCAGGCGGATCGTTCGATATTGCCGAGTGGGTCGTCAATGACTTTGGATACCGACAGCAGTTGATCAACGACGCCGCGAGGAACTTATGAAGACGTATGCACTGGTGCATCCGTCCCTGGCAAGTGAGTTGCCTTACCTGTTTATGTCTCTGGTGGACATTCAAACACCCACGGCTGCGCAGAGCGCCAGTGGCGAGGAAACGCTTACCTGGACGGATACACTGCCTAATATATCGGCGAGAGTTTCCCCGACAGGAGGTAATGAAACGCGCGTCCTAATGATGACGTATAACAAGGCGTCACACGTGATAACGTTACAGGGTAAGTATGACGTCACCACGAAGATGCGCGTAGTTGAGGATACAGGAGAGATATATAAT